AATTACCAGTTCTGGTAACACCATGACCAGTTCTCGATTGCTAGGAAGAACCACAGCTTCTACTGGAGCCATCGAAGAAATCACTGTAGGAACCAATTTAACTCTTTCTGGCGGCACACTTTCTGCTGATGCTCAAAGTATTGGGGATCATTACGTAACTGTTAATACAGGTAATGGAATGGGGTCAGTAGCTACGAAAATTCGCCGATGGACAACTCTAGAAGGGAGTGCTGGAACAGCCATTACCTACGCAGACAGTGCAACAGATGGTGGATCATTTACTATTAATTCCAATGGGTTGTACGCGATTACTGCCACAGACTCTAGTGCCGGAGCGGCTGGTTATCTAGGTATTTCTGTAAATAGTACCCAATTAACATTAAGTATCACCAGCATTAATAACATAAACCGTTTAGGGGTTGTGAGGCAAGATACCGTTTCTGTGGCATATACCCTCACTATTATTGTTCGGCTTGTGGCGACTGATGTGATTCGTGAACACACTCATATTAATCAAGACGCGGCCGCATCTTGGAATTCTAGATTCTCTATTAGGAAGATTGGCTCATGAAACTTTTAGTAAATACTCCATCTAATATTCAAGAATTAATTACAATCCAAGAAGGCGGCAGTTATTTCGATTTGACTCGTGTGGTGTGGGATGAACGAGTGGATGGATTGCTCGATCCTTCTATTGTTCCTGGTGGTTTAGTACGACAGGGAAACACATTAGTAATTGATGCTGCTCAAAAAACAATTCATGATGATGCAGTAGCAGCTCGTCTTGCCTCACAACAAAGAGAAGAAACTCTCGATTCTGTAATTGCGTCTGACACTCAGATTCAGCAATTGAAGGCCATGACATCTGATGAATTCGATACGTGGTGGTCGGCCAATGTCACTACATTAGCTCAAGCTAACAATGTCTTGAAGCGGATCGCTAGGGTGGTTATCAGGAGAGTGCTGTAATGCTGCACTTTATCCCTGAACCTCTTAGACATTGGATAGATGGTTTATTTATAACAATTGCTACAGCATCTTTCCTTCAAATTATCAACAATCTGTCTGGTGTTCTCGCTTTCATTTACCTAGGTCTAAGGATTTGGGAAATGGATACCGTGAGGGGCTGGAGAGGATTGCCTCCTAAAAAGGATTAATAATGGCTACTTCAGGCTCTACTGATTGGACCCTTACACGAGCACAGGTGATTACAGGTGCATTGCGTAAGCTTGGGGTTTTGGCCTCTGGTGCATCCCCGTCTACTTCACAAACAAATGATGGGGCCGAAGCCTTGAATGCACTGATCAAGGCATTCCATGCCGATGGTATGCCTGTATGGGCTATCGAGACAACCTCCTTCACTGTAACTAGTGGAACTGCCTCGTACACCATTGGTCCTGCTCAAACCATTAACACTGTATATCCGCCTTTGAAGCTGTTGCAAGCACGTAGAATTTCTGATGGAGAAACTAACGTGCCTCTTAATGTGTACACGCGATATGATTTTAACAATTTGCCCACTAGTGACACGACGACAGGAACTCCTGTAACGTTGTACTACCAACCTACTATTTCTAGTGGTGTAGCAACGGGTGTTATTTCATTGTGGCCCACTCCTGATGACAGCACTACTGAAATTTCCATAGACTACCAACGTCCGTTTCAGGACATGGATGCTGCAACCGACAATTTCGATTTTCCATCATATTGGATGCAAGCTCTCATTTACAACTTGGCCTGGACTCTTGCCCCTGAGTATGGCACGCCTCCAACCGACCGTACTTTGCTTCAAAAAGAAGCAATTTACTGGAAAGAGCAAGCTCTGTCATATGGCACTGAAGAAGGTAGTTTGATTTTCCAACCCTCTTATCCTGGACGATAAATGGCATATACCGCAACTCCTGAAACTCAAACGTATTCCACGCAAAGGATACCTGCTGCTTACACAATGGATTTGCGGGCCGATTCTTTGCTACTGGGGTCTTCTAGCGTTTATCAAGATGCAGGGATGGTGAATCTCCTGCCCATGAAATATAAAAATCCTATCACAAAAGAAGAGGAAATTCACGCTATTACTCGCCAACCCATTCATGGTGTNAAGGTTGGNACGGGCATTAATCGTGGNTGCTATGTGTGGGAGAAGACGGCTGGTACTGTGTATTACTTCTGCGTTAATGGCACAGGAGTGTACACTTCTACGGATGCTGTTACTTGGACTCAAGTTAATACTCTCCTAACAAGTGCCACAACACCCGTCAGATTCACTGAATTTATTAATGATGTGAATGTCAAATCCTTGGTAATGGTGGACGGTGTTGAGGGGTATGTGTTCACTAGCAACGCTGCAGGTACGAAAATCACAGATGCTGATTTCCCTACTCCACACATCCCGTTCCCCATCTATATTGACGGCTATCTCTTCTTAGCTAAGGCCAACACAGGAGATATCTATAACAGTGATTTGTACGATCCTTCTTTGTGGACGGCTGGAAATTTCATCTCCTCCGAACTCTACCCTGACGATGTGCAAGCATTGGTGAAAGTGAATAACTATCTGTTGGCTGTCGGTCAGCAAGGTTGTGAATACTTCTATGATGCCGGAAACGCTCCGGGTACTCCTCTGGCACGAAGCGACGGTGTTAGTTTGCCTTTTGGGACACAGTTTCCCAACTCCATTGCCTCGAATAAAGACACTGTAGTGATGATTGCCAACAACAATGATGGTGAGAGTTCTATTAAGGTAATTCAGGATTTTAAGGCAGACAACATCAATCCTTCGTTTTTGATTTCTTCGTTGAATGCCCGGTTGATGGCTTCTAGCAATCCAACCACAGCCTCAGCTATTCGAGGTTATTTCTTTAGACAGGCTGGTTTAATGTACTATGCCTTGGCGTTTCAAGGAGACACAGCAAGTCCTGATGTCCTTAATGCTACTTATGTCTATAGCTTTGCTACCGGGTGGTGGACTGAATTTAGAGTCGGTGCTGGTGGAGGCTCTCCCTTCCCTGTTTATTTCACTGCTCCAATTTCAAGAACAGGTAAAATCGCCACATTCGTTAGTGGTCATTATGGAGGCTTTCCTTTCTTCGGGAGAATGGAAGAAGGGGGGGATGCTACATACAGCAACACAGCAGTTGACAACATTGTGAACACAGGCACTGCAAACATCTATGTTGAAGTACGAACACCCTGTTTGGAGTTTGACACTCACAATTTGAAAACAATGTCTAGATTTGGTGTGTACATGACAGAGAATACGTCTAGTACATCAACGTCAGGAACTCCAATTACGATTAGTGTTTCCTGGAGTGATGATGATTATGCCACCTTCACCACTGCGCGTGATTTGGTATTCGGTGCCGGTTTGAATTTTCCGTTCATTACTCAGCTTGGATCATTTAGAGCCAGGTCATTTAGAATTAGTTATGCTGATACCTGCTTCCTACGATTCAAAGGATTGGAAATGGATATTAATAAAGGACAACAGTAATGGCACTTCCTCCGCCACCCACAGCCTCACGAACAGGATCGAGACAATGGAAGGACTGGTTCATGAAGGTCCAGACCGATGTGGTGAGTCCCTCAGGAGTTACTTGGTCTGGAATCAATTTCTCTGGGAGTACTCTCTCAGACATCCTAACTCGACCACATTCTGCTCTACAAAGCATTCAAGGCAGTGTTGATGGCTACCATATCTCGTCGGCAAATGCTGCCGGAACGTGGACAGTGGGTGTTAAGAGTACATCCCCAACTGAAGGAGTGGGATATGCTACAGGGGCTGGAGGAACTGTTTCTCAGGCAACTAGTAAATCAACTGGTGTCACTCTAGATAACGTGTGTGGCACAATCACGATGAATGGAGCTGCTTTAGGCGCAGGGACCATCGTGTCGTTTACACTCACTAATAGTGCTATATCGGCGGGGGATGTGTTGGTGCTAAACCACACTTCTGTGGGCACATTAGGTGCCTATGGACTGAATGCAGCCTCTGCAAATGGTTCTGCAACTATATACGTGCGTAACAATACTAGCGGATCATTGTCCCAAGCTATTGTACTTTCTTTTGCTGTGATTAAAGCAGTTACTTCTTAAGGATTTTTATGGCTTATACAGACGACCAAATTAGAAGCTATGCCGACAGTACCCTGGCAAGTGGTGGGTCTTGGGGCGATATTTGGAATACTGCCCAGCAACAGGGTGTATCTCTCGATCAGCTTTCTAGTGCCTGGGGTATGACTGCAGATCAAGGGCAACAATATCTCATGAACAATGGGGTGTCGTTTCCTACTGCTACTACAAACCCAACACCTAGCACAGCTTCTTCGGTTACACAGGGAGCCACTGATCCCACCATTGACTGGATCAATCAACAATGGTCTGTTAAGGACCCGGTGGCAGGGCAGTCCCAGCCGTTTAATACTGACGGCACCTACAACATGACCGACCCGACTCGCAATCGGTATGTGTTTTCCAAGATGATTATGGAGGGGAAAACGCCCCAACAGATTGCCAGTTTGCTGAGGATTCCGCTTGACACGGTAAATCAGTATGCTCAGTCTATTAGCGGAACTTCGCTGGAATCTACAATTGCCAACATGACTCCCGGCAATCAGAATCTGAATGATAAGAGTGATCCTTATAATTTAGTGGGTCTGGGATACATGACTCCACAAGCCTATACCAATTA